GCTCTTAACAGGTTTTGTTTTTAATTCTGGTTTTTCACCTTCAACTTTTTCAACTTCTGATCCCTTTACTTCACTAACTGCAGTTACTTGTTTTCTAGACATCCCTTGAGATTGTTTAATTGCAGCATCTTTTCTAGCCATATATTCTTCAGTTGAATGCTCTGATGTGTGTCTAGACATTCCTTTTTCATCTTTTTCAGAAGGTTTTTCTTCATTATGAGTAGCATCAGCTTCTTTTGCTTTCTTTAATAATTCAACAACTTTAGGATTTTCATAATCATAAGCATCTCCTCTTTCAGCACCTGATCTTTCAGATATTCTAGCTGCTTTTTTTCTAAATTTATCTCCGTGTTTGCTTAGTGGTGAAGAGTCCATGTCTGGAGTATCACCTAAATATTCTTGTTCATTTACTCCTTGTATACCATATTGCTCTGCATTATGTAAAGGTGAAACTCTTTTAAATGGATTACCTGCATTTAAAGGAGATGTTTTTCTTGATATTGGGTTTTTTGATTGTTTAAATGCCATGATTATTTTCCTTTTGCTAATTGTGTTATTGGACCTCCTTTATAAGGTACGTTATCTAATTTTAATTTCATTGCTTGTGGTCCAGAATTACTAGCTCCTGGCACATGCATTCTACCTTGTTGATCTAGTGGTCCGTCCCATATTTGAGATTCACCAACTATACCAACAGAGTTATTTTTAGAAGCATGAGTGTGTGACTTATCTTCTACTAAATTAAGTGGTGATTTTATTCCCACCATGTTTAAGGGTGATTTTTTCATTTTGATTATTTATTCGTGTTGTTATTTCTTTTTATTTTTTCCCATAATTCTATCAAAAGATCCTGATTGAAATCTTCCAAACATACTAGCTCCACCAATTGCTTGTGGTTGAGCAAAATTAGGTTTATATTTATTAGTAGCTGCTGGATTTAAAGTTGAATCTGCAAAAGCTGCTTGTTGATCTACATTCATCATTGGAGTTATACCAGATCCTATACCTGTTGCTTCTTGTGCACCTTGTAATGCCGCGCTTGTGTTTGCTCCTTCAAATGGTTCAGCTACACCAGTATCAGCCACGCTGCTTTTACCATGATCTTCACGTAAATGTTGTTCTAAACTAGCATTTCCTCCTCCAGTTACATCACCTTTTTTAGCAGCTCTTTCCGCTAATACATCTCTATATTTTTGTAGTTGACGATGAATTGCATTCCCAAGAAAATTACTATTTGCTCCTGGCATTCTTTCTAAAACATTTATTTTTTGCTTTATCCAATTGTCACTACGCATGCTAAGACTTAAGTTTAAAGGAGAGTTATTATCTATTTTATCTTTTAAATCTTTAATTCTTCTTTCATGAAGTTCAATATCCGTATCAGTTCCTTTTTTGCCTTTAGCAATTTTTTTCCTGAACCTGTTTTCTATTCTTTCAATGCGATTATTTATTCTTTTAGATTTACTCATCTTTCTTTGTCTTTGTTTACATTATACATTGCTTTATACAT